TGTAGGGACACCTTCCTTATTCGTGGTGAATCAAAATACACTCTTAGATGAAGGCACAGTTGAACTTCAAATGAGTGGCGAATCGCTTACCAGATCCTATACAACAGCATTGAATAATAAATTATTAACGATGGTCTCTGACGACGTAAATGAAGTCAATGTGAACCTAGGAGTAGTAGATGGTCTTCTCTTACAGAGTTCGGCTGGGACAGTGAGCATGAATCCCCAAAATGGAATATCCGTCAATCAAATCGCATCGAATACACTTGCACCATTGAATATGGCAAGTGATACTCAATTCGCTGGACAGACGACATTCAACCTAGCCCCACACTGCAATGTAGATCCATCTACGGCAGAAGATTTGGCGAACAAGTCCTATGTAGATTCGCGTCTTGTCAATTCAGGAAGTGGTACGAATCTGTATTTTAACTACTCCGTTTCTGATATTATAACACCATATAAACAACTTGGGACATCCATCGTCATTACAACTCAAACAACGATAAATACTCCACAAGCAGGAACACAATTTATCGCATCCTTTATTACAGATTTAGGATATCCAGGCACTACAACAATTCCAAGTGGCATTTGGGAATTGAATCAATTTGGGAGACAAGTGGGTGGATCAGGTGGTGTTTTAAGATATTATTTTACCTTATCCACTATTAATATACTTGGAGGAATAACCTTACTTGGAACGAGTGGCTATTCTGCTGATATCAATACGTCGGTTACTGATATATTCTTTGCCCAATTACCTCTTGGCATATTAACTCTTTTAAATACAGAACGTTTATTTATAGAAATATACAGTTTAGGTACTGGAACTGGAGTAGGTCATACGCTTGACAGCCAGTTTCAAGCTGGAACATATTCTTATGTTACAACTCCACTTGTATCAGGTTCAAATTTTTTGAGTTTAAATAATGTATTTACTGGGTCTAATTCATTCACAAATGCAATTACAATGCCGACGATGGCTTATCCTAACAACACGACAAATGGTGCGAATACGGCATATTTAACTGCGAATTATGTAAACAATTCAGCAACTCAAACGATTGGTGGAGCAAAAACTTTTAATGGAAGCGTTGATGTTCCAACAGCAGTTTTTCCAAACTCTACAAGCATAGCAGTAAACGGAGCCTATTTAACTGCGAATTATGTACCAAATTCAACAAATACAACTATAGCTGGACTAAAAACATTTAGTAATACTAGGACTGATTTTAATCTATTATCTATAAATGGCAATCAACTGAATGTGCTTAATGCCTCAAATACTTTATATTTAGGATATACATCAAATGTAGGTATTATTAATATTGGTGAAAATCAATTATCTGGTGAGATTAAAATTGGTAATGATTCACGATCAGGAAATATAAATATTGGTTGTGGATTATTAGTTACATCAGACATTAATATTGGAGTAAGTACTGGTACATCAACTATTGGTATAGGTTCAGTATCAAAAGCAGTAACTATCAATGGTTCAACTATTGGTTTTAATGTGTTTCCTACTTGTTCTGCGACTGATCCAATCTCAACTACATCTAATAATACATTATGTACTACAAACTTTGTTCAAACCGTAATAAACTATTTAAAAACGTCCGCAGCAGCAAATAATTGGACAAATGTGAACTCATTTACATCTATATTATGCGATAATTTTAATGCATCTTTAATATCTTCAGTATGTGAAATAGCCCAAATATTAACAACTGGAACACTAAATATTTGTAAAAATCTTACGACTGGCGGAATTAATATTGGCACTGCTACATCACCAGTTAAAATATCAAGTTTAGCGATTGTAGGCAATCAAATCAATAATACTGACCCAACAGCAGCAATTAATCTTGCACAATCATCTACAACTGGAAATCTTAATTTAGGAAATCAACAGACTTCTGGAATTATTCAAATAGGAAATAACCCAAATAGATTAAACACATCTACTATTTCTATTGGTTCTGGTCTAGCATCACTATCACCTATCAAGATCGGTTCAAATACTGGTGCTACTACTATAGAGATTGGTAATGCGGCAAAAACCGTTACTATTTTAGGGTCGGCAACTTCTGCTATTACAACAGGCACACTTACTGTAAATGCTGTAAACCTTCCAACCACATTTACGGCACCAACTCTAAATCAATTAGGATATACCATCTCAGCATTTACTACAAGCGCTGTAAATGTAGCAGCATCACCTGCTTCGACCATTATCTTATCATTTGCCTTACCTGTTGGGGTATGGAGTTGTAGTTATGTTCTTAGAATGGCAACTACTGGAACGACTACGATTACAAGTATGGCAACCCTTATAACTTTGGCAACTATACCGAGTGGAACACCTGTCTATTTAGGCAGTTGTAACACAAACTCAACTAACGTATTTAATGGAATTGTGTCTTATAGTGGTTCTGGTGTATACACAATAACAACCGCAAATACATTACAATTATATGGCAATTTTACATATACCTCAACTGGTGTGATGTCCTATACATACAATGCTACAAGCCCATATTGTCAACTTACGGCGACAAGAATTGCGTAGAACGGTTCCGCCCCTACAGAATAAAATAAAGACCTACTATAAATGCTACGACTATCTACACGCAAAGATAAGAGACTCATGCTCGTTCTGCACGGTAAGAAGATTCACTTTGGTTCAATCAATGGGTACACGTATGTAGATGGTGCATCAGAAAAAACCAAAGAAAATTATATTTTACGACACGGAAATGAAGACTGGACTACAATCAATCCGGGTTCGCTATCTCGCTACATTCTCTGGGGTAATTCACGCGACATCGAAAAAAATGCTGATGCATACGCAGACCGTTTTCTAAATGGAATAAATCTCTTGGTATAGTATGAACTGGGATCACAAAATAGTTGATATCCTAGAACGTATTCGTTACAACAGCGTACAATTAAATACAAAGCATACGTACCAATACCTATCGTATAGTCGCTTACTCAAGTGGTTTGACCTACCGATAATAATCTCAAGCGTAATGAGTTCATCGTTTTCATCACTGGGTGTAATTAATCCAAAATATTCGCAGACCATTGTAACTGCCATCAGTATGTTTATTACTGTATTATCTTCTACAAAACTTTACTTGAATCTGACAAGCAATATTAACAACGAGACAGAATTGGCCAAAAGTTATTACATCTTAAGCATTACCATTTATAAAATACTCACATTAAGACCGTCCGACATGAATGCTAGACTTTTTTTAGATGAAATGTTTAGTGAATACAGTAAATTAATAGAAAAAAGCAATATCATTCTAAAAGATTCTAAAAAAGATTTGCTTCAAATCAATGAATATTGTGATTCAGAATCAGGCAGTTTAAAAAGTACAGAATCCTTTAATATATTAACAGAAATAGATGAGTTATAATCTACATAACGTGATGGATTCTTTTCAATTCTAAATAATGATTTCTTGCTTCATCTTCAGTTTTAAAAGTTTTTGTAATTATTTTTTCATTAAGCACCAAATGAGTTCGCCATCGAATCGTTTCCGACCCATCTTTTTTTGTATATGTTTTTTAATGTATCCTTTTGCATCTCGATTAAAATGATTTTGTTGATGTGTGCATGGTCTTAAATTAGAACTGGAATTGTTATGAATATCCCTATCGATATGATCAATATCCAGTTCACTTTCTAAATTAAATCCTTTAAAAGCATGAGCAATCAAACGATGAATAAAATAAAATTTTCTATGAAGTCCAATTTGATAATAGCCTTTAAATTTAGATTCAAACTTTTTCCATTTATTGCAAGACCATCTCCATACTGAACCGTCATCATAACAAATCAAATCAACCCCATTGACTTGTATGAGTTCAAACATCTTATACTATCTCCTATTCAAAATTATAAATCAATTTTATAGATTAAAAATAAAAATATCTAATTATAGAATAATGGAATTAATTTTTGGAGGTTCTCAAAGTATGTCTAGCAAGAAATTGTATTTTCATAATTTAACTAAACTGCACGGAAAAGCCCCTACCAATCTAAACTTTTTAAATAAAACGACTGAGATTATAGACAAGATTAATACTTTGAAATCAAGAAATACGGCCAGATCCTATTTAATTGCAGTCGTTTCTGCTATAAAAGAAAATCCAAAATTGTATAAAATATATTATCCAGAACTAGAGAAAATAAATAAAGAACTCAAGGAAAATATCACCACTTCTCCGAAACAAACTGAAAATTGGATTTCACAAGAGGACATTTTAGCCATTCAAAAAGAAATGATGGTACATTTGCCAAAGTCAAAGAAGACACTATCCAAAGAAGAATATGATAATTTGGTAAATCTCGTAGTACTATCACTCTATACCCTACAGCCACCAAGACGTTTACTAGACTATCAATTGATGAAAGTGGGAGATGGAGTAGATACCGAGTTTAATTATCTTCATAAAGGTGTAATGGCATTCAATAACTATAAAACAAAAGGTAAGTATCTAACTCAGACACAATCAGTCCCAAAAGAATTAACTGAAATACTAAAAGTGTATCTTAAATATAAGCCAAAGGAAAATATTTTTTTGCTAAATCATCATGATGGAACAGAGTTCAAAAACTCAAACGAAATTACTCGTAGATTAAATAAAATATTTGGTAAAAAAATTAGCGTGAGTATGCTAAGAAATATTTATTTAACTGAAAAGTTTTCTCCTGCCATTCAAGAAATGAAAAAAACCGCATCTGCTATGGGTACAAGTGTTGACCAAATCCAAAATACTTATGCAAAACAAGATAAAGATTAAAATTATTAAATAATGATAAAACAATTAAATTAAAACAAGCGATTTAGATTATTACTTATATGTTTTTGAATCTAACTTATATGTTTTTGAATCTAACTTATATGTTTTTGAATCTATAAAGTAATAATTTTAAAATTATTACTTTATCATTTACATTATTACTTATTCATTTAGATTATTACTTTATAGATTCAAAAACATATAAGTAATAATCTTGCCTTATATGTTTTTAGCGTAGATTATAAGTATCTTGCCTGAGTATCAAGAGAAGTTTATTTATTTATTTTTTATTTCTTGCTTGGACTACCTAGGCAAGCCTCCGAAGGCAGGCTACTCGCATGGGCTATCTTCATCGGATTCGTAGTCGTATTTGTAGGCAGAATCAATGTGCATTCTTCGGAATAATTTGTTGAATATTCGCTGGATATCATTGACATCTAAATGAGGCTGAAGCATGTAGATAGTGTATGGATTTAGTGCATCTATGATGTCATTGTTATAGAACTCGTTTTGTATGATTCGGTCAAGTTCTCGTATAGTGAATACATGTCGTACAAACAAATGCCTTAAGTTTTCAATGTGCAATTCCATATATATCTATTTTATTTTAAACCAATAAACTTTGAATCAATAATGGAGGTATCCTATACCGTTCATTCCGATTATTACCACCGCCTTTCAAATAAGGTTTTACATTTTTGTATTCCTTGTATTTTGCCCGCTTTTCCTTTGTATCTACACGAATTGTTTTATCTCCATCTTGAACATATTTTCCAACACCCATTCTCATTTTGTGAGTTCCATCTACTATATGAGGACAATCATTCTTACATGTCAAAGCCTTAAAATCTACCTTATTTGTCCAAATACGAGTAGGTTTCTTATATCCCCAGTCGCTGTATTTGCAGTAATCTACATCATAAAAAGGTAATGTTAAATAATCCTTCATATCACCCGTCTTCGGATTTTCAATGAACCATAATTTTGGTTGAAAATATTCAATAATTGCTTGTGTTTGTCTCAAAATGGGTAATCCTGTACGTTCTCGATCCTGTAACTCCAATTCTTTTGTAAAAACAGCACCATTGTGGCATTTCATCTTCCTACCATACCAACATTTACGTAATTGACTGAAAGTATCACATGGCGGACTTGCCCAAATGATATCAAAGTGTCCCACTGGATAAGTAGTGTAATCCCAATTTAAAATATCAGTGTTGATGTCAGCACCTTTGAGGTCTAACGATACTACTTCATAGCCTTTTTCCTTACATACCTTACTTACCGATCCTGTACCGCTAAATAATTCTAATACTCGCATATTCATTGAATATATAAAAAATGGAAATGATATTCGGTAAATGTCTTTACGCTGGAATGGTCGCTACAATTATCCATTTGAAGTTTGAACTCATTAATTCGACATAAGAATGTATAGGAAAGAGTTGAGTTACAGCACCATTGAGAACGTTTACATAGGATACTCCAGCAACAGCAGTAGTTCTTACTACATCAATATTTGGCCCACCTACTCGAAGAACTGTCTGAAATCCAAGAGTAAATGCTCCGTTTACGAAGAATCTCATTCTTACACCATTTGGAACGCCTGGAGTAATACCATCCGCAAGAAGATCTGGCAGAGTAACTACTACAGTTTGGTTTACATTGATTATTTGAAAAAATGGAGAAACCTCTGGAAGTACTATTGCCCCTGCTACATCAAAACTACTATCTTGATTTATAAGTGTTCCACTAATTGAAAATGAATTACTTGCGTTTAGGACCAAATCTTCCTGAAAGCGTTCAATACCATCGTTGGACACAGACATATACTTATACAAAAGATTTTAATTTATGCGGCGAATGATGTTATGACCCAACGATCATTTGCTGATGAAACGTTATAAAGCACATCACCACCCACATTGTTTGGGGTTGGGTTTGTCGCGGCGAGTTCCTGATATATCAGACCTCCATTGGTATTGCGAATGTTAACAATGGCTCGTGTCGCACTTACGAAAGTAACGACTACATTCGCTGGGACAAGAAAAGACATCCGCACACCTTGTGGCATTCCACCAGCAAGTGTGTCAGGTAATACAAATGCACGAGCAGCAGTAATCGTATACATAGCACAAAATGGAATATCTGCTAAAACAAGTGCGGCAGGAGCTTCCGCATTTGCTCCATCTTGTACAAGTAAATCACCTGCTAAAAAAAGACCTAAACCAGATGTTAGTGTCATACGATTTGCTAAGGATGAATAACTGGCACACTGAATACTGGCTGCACTAAGTAGTCCGGCAATCGCACAGGTAGCACCTGTAAGGGCATTCGTAGCGGCAACCGATAAACCAGCAATCGCGCCAGATGCGGTAAGAGTTGTGCATGTGATTGCTCCCAGCCCACCCGGTACAAGAATGGGTCCTTTAAACTCAACTGGGCCATAGATTGTATTCGATAAAAAACGAGAAACTCCGTCATTTGAAGTGGACATACTCTCTACGAAGATTTTAATTTTATATCAAACATTTGTAGATTTTTCTTTAGTTCTTGCAACGTATATTCTTGGTATTTTGGCGTGATTTTACGGTTCTGGTCTTTATAGTAAGCATCCAGTAGGGCTATGGCCAATTGCCTAGAGAGTTTCTTCATGCTATAGACCATTATTTTAAAATGGGGATTCATCCCCATACCCCTACCTAAACTCGTGTAGAAGTACCTTGGATGCTAAATTTACTTTTTTCCTTAAAGAAGCAATACTGAACTCTGTGGCATCTATCCAAGGAACGACGGCCAATCTCTGCTTTAGCATTTGTTTCGTTGCCTCTATCTTTTTTTTTGGTATTGTATATTTATTTGTTAAGGCTTCAAGTAATTCTAAATCATTGGCCACCTTATTCACAAGACCAACATCCGAGTTGAAGAAATCAATTAATTTCTTTTTCATTTTTGTACGTCCTGTTTCTAAAGAAATCAAGGAATACATTCGCTTCAATGCCTTCATGGAATTATCCTTCGCATACATGGTAATATCTTCTTCTAATTCTTTCTCTATTTGTTTCTTTGTTTTTTTGGTCTGGTACTTCGTCTCATATATTTCAGAAACTTCCGCAAATGAATCACCCACAGGCACAATCAGGTCAAGTTTGACTAGCGTGTCCATCTTAATGGCATCGGCAAGAGATACGCCTTGGTTCATTCCTTGAGCCAATTGTCGTTTATTCCAACGAAGCTTTTCTCCATCTTTTAATCCAGCCTTAAAATCCATCAGGTAGACTCCAAGTGGTTTTGAAAATAATTTTTTAAAATGGTTAGCCAAGGCTTCAGCTGGTTCAGTGATGACAGAAACAATATCAAAATCTGATGCATAAAGCAAACCTTTGTAAGAGTTGCTACCGAGAAATTTTACCTTAGATTGGACTGCAAACTTGTGAATGACATCTGCAATTCTATCATTGATCTCATCAAGAGATTTCTTTTTTAGCATACTATAAGTTTATTATTATAAATAAAATAACTTGCTTATACTAATGAGTCTTACATGGTCTGAAGGACAACACTCTATTGCCATGGTTGGAAAGAAAACCTTATTTTTAAATGACTCAGTTGAGCAGGATAGTTTTTCATCGATTGAACTAAAAGGAAATGACACTTTTCAACAAATCCCAAACAAACACGCTGAACGTGATGTCCTCTACATATCGGCAATGTCTGGTTCAGGAAAATCCTACTATACGGCTGAGTACACAAAGCATTACCATAAATTACATCCAAAAAATGATATTTTTTTATTTTCATCTGTAGATGAGGATAAATGTTTAGACGCAATTAAATCCATAAAACGGTTCAAAATAAAAACTCCAGCATTTTTAGAAGATTCATTCGATGCTAGAGACTTTGCAAATAGTCTTTGTATTTTTGACGATGTAGATGTCATTTCTGATAAAAAAATTAAAATTAAAGTCTTTGGCATTCTTGATTCATTGTTGCAAACTGGAAGACACTACAATACGTCAGTCATTTTTACATCTCATAATGCGACCCAAGGTAATTCAACCAAGACAATCTTGAATGAAGCCACAAGCATCACTCTGTTTCCAAGGACTTCAGGGAATAAATCACTAAAGTACATTGCAGATCAATACATTGGTCTTGACTCTAAACAAACTGCAGAATTGAAAAAAGTGAAAGGAAGATGGGTAACGATTATCCGTGCGTATCCTCGATGTATGCTTACAGAAACCACATGCAAATTGTTGTAGTCGCTTTACAAAGCGATACCAAAGTGGTTAAAAAGTCGCTTAGCGATACCAAAGTGGTTTGATGAAACTTTCCAAAGTTTTCAAAGGAATCGTCTCATGGGCATTTCACCACCACAACCTGCTCCTATATTTTCTCGAACTTCTTCTGTTACCTTGTTTATTTTTCCTGTATATCCAGTCTTATGAGCGAGTAATCCATTGTTAAGCGTATCCACAAAAATCTCATAATTTTTTAAGATCAGATTAAAGTCAATTCTAGACGACTTAATTTTTACAATTTTTCCCAATTCTTTATTTCCAAGTTGTCTCGCACTATCGATATTTTTTTGGATTTCAGGAATACCAGCATTTTCCCTACGTAAATCACGCTGTATTTCTGCAATTGCTCTGTCTAATTCAGCAGTGTGTTGTTTGATTGCATCACGTTCGGCCATTGGCTTAAGAACACCGGCATCATCACGAATTGGATTTTCATATAGATGTGCTTGTTTTTCTTCTTCTTTTGCATCTAACGCATCTTGTATTTCGTTGATTGTTTCTATTTTAACCAGCAATGCAGCTTCATATATAGCAACAGTTCTGCCAGGATTTGGTGGCACACGTCTATTCTCTAGTATAATTTTATCCTTTTTAGCATCAAAGGCATCAAAATATTCCGAAAGACTATCTTTATACACTTCTAATTTAGAAATGTCTGATTCTGGCAATCCTTTAAAGTTTGTTCGAATAAGTACAGAAAGACCTTTTTTAACATCTCGATACAATCTAGAAATAATTTCATTTGACTTGGCATCAATTCGTAGTTGACCAGTCTCAATTTCAGATTTATCAAAATCAGCCAATAAAAGTTCACTTTGTGTCTCTATTTCTTCCGTTATATCCAGCAACGATTCAAATGATTTGGCATCTCCTATCGTCAGAGCAGAATGCACCTTTTTGTCAGATTTGTCTTCTTGGAATTTGGTCATCCAATTCTGAAGCATCTTCTTCTTGGCCGAATTATCACTATAAGCATCTTGGTACATATATCCTTACTCTTTATTTTATTTGGAAACTTTGAAAAGTTTCATCAAACTTGTAATGACTATTTCTTGTAAGAGGCACGAGCCTCGCTCATCGCCTGTTTATATGATACACCATGTTTTTCCGCGTAATCCTTTACATGTAATACCCATGCATTTGGAGGCCGTTTTGCACCGCCAATCTCACGAACCGCTCGTTTAGATAAAGCCTGTGCTACAGGATCTGCATATTTAACAATCGGTTTAAGAAATTGGCCTATTTCCTTAAGACCTTTGGCAAGGCCTTTTTTACGTTTTCCGCCGATTTCTTTGACTGCACGAGATGTTAATGCTTCCATCACTGGAGTGGTGTATTTGCCAAGAGGCTTCACAGCACGGCCAACGGTGCGAACAAACTTAGCGAATCCAGTCTTTCGCTGACGATTTTGGCGACCGCCAGTTGTGATGACCTCTGGGGTCAATATAGGCTGTCGTCCATCTGCTCCATCAATGGGTTGAACGTATTCCATTACCTTCCGTTTAGGTGCATACATGGGCTTTCCAATTTCATACACGGCTCGTTCCATCAAGGCACGTTTGATCGGCTTTAAATTTCGCCCCAACGGCTTAACAAATTGGCCTACGGTCTTGAGAACTTTTTGAAGCTTTGATTTACCTCCTACAGTATCGAACGCGGCCTCATTATCATAGGATGTATCGCCGGGAATGGAGTATTCACGTGGAGCAGTGCCACCAGTATAATGACCCATGAAAGCCTGAGGTCTTGCAAAGTCCTGTACATCCTCGTAGTTTTTTAAGATTTCAATTAAACGGCGATTGTAAGCATTGTCGTACGTGAGATTGGGACCAACGTTGCCAACCATATATATCTATGAGAGATAATAAAAAAAATTGAATCAATAATAAGGATTCAACTATTTTCATAGAAATGGCTCAACTGAAAGATTTCGCAATGGCTGATATTGTCATTGTGAAATGTGATTTTTCCGGTTTCCTAGGCGATTACGCTGCACAGACCACGCATGGTGCAATTATTACACTGTTGAATGATAAAGATTTTGCTAAGTCTATATTTCGGCAAACATTTTATCATTTGATGAAATACTCGAAGAATGAGATGCAAGAAATGTATACTCAAAAAAATCAAGATTGGAAAAATTGGTGTACCGACCTAGTCATTTATCAAGTGGCTAGATTGCAATTGTCTGGCAAACTAATTTCAATTTATTGATGTGTTGCGATGACATTTCATGCCTTGATTTATGACTATGAGTATATTCTAGTCCACACGTACACATACATTTTTTGGATTTATGTTCTTGTATTTGTTCTTTATGACTAGACTTATATTTTGCATTACTTTCTTTTTTTTCTTCTTTATGAGTAGCACGATATTTTGCCGTTCGTGATTGTATTTGGTCTTTATGACTAACATAATATTCTTTTGCTTTTTCTTTAAGATCCACTGCATTATCATTGCGCCATTCCTTGTTTGTTCTTCCAGCAATATATTTATTTACGCACACCATTTCTCGTATGAAATATCCTTCTCTTTTTTCCATTTCTTGTTTTGAATTGAACTCGCCTTGCTCAACTAATTCAATATAACAATCTTCATATTTTAGTAGTTCGAAGGATGTTATATAATTCATTGTATCATTTTTCCAATTCTTATAATCATACCGATGACTTGACATTCTTGAACTCAATGCTCGTATGGTTGATCCAATATAAACGTCTGTTGTCTGGTGAGACCTCAGGCAATAAATACGACCAATCATGTTCTATTATTTTTTATTGTTTTCTGTTTAAATCAATTTTAAGCCATGTGTTTTGAGAATCGGCCACCACTTGATACACCACCACTGACTGCGCCCGCACTCATGGCCGCACCGCATCGCTTAGGGTGGCGTACCATAGTCATATTCAAGGCCAATCCGCCGACCATCCTACCATCATCTCCTGAAGTAATGGCAGACTGACCCTTGGCCGCTAAGGTCATTTCCTTAGTCAGAATACCAGTGTACGTACTGCTTACACCCTGTACGGTTGTCAATATACCTTGGTTTACACACACAAGACATACCTCTGGAGCAAACGACTGGGCAGTCTGGTTCGCAAAGTAGACAGTGATCGAAAGATTGTAATTTCCGAGCGAACCATCCGTGATGTAGTCTGGCAGACTTAAATCAAGTGCGGGATCGAGAACAAGTAAAGACCCACCAGTTGCGACCTGTAAAATGCCATTACCAGCATAGTTAGGTGCCACTTTTGATGCGTTGCCACTGAATTGAGCCCACGTCTGATTTGATCCATTTTTCACGGACATCCTCCAAAGGTCATTCTGAGTCGCGGAAGCAAGAAGACCAGAAGCGTTGTTCAAGTTAACCGATATTTGACGAATCGCCAAAAAGGTTGCAGGATCACCCCACGACTGTGTAGCCATCGGCTTACGAACACAGAGAAGAATCTTGCTAGGCATCTGGTTCAATTGAAGCGACTGAGTAATGATGGGGCCGGCCGATACTGTCCCAGCATTAACAACAGCCGAAGCACTGGTAAGAAACCTAGGGTAATCTGTATAAGGAAGTACGTTTTTGGTCTTGACCAGATCGCTCGGCTGTGTGCTGAGAAACTTGAAAAGCAGAGTAGGTGTCTGGCACGACACAGACAGACCAACCACACCAGTCTGGAACATGTTAGCATTTGCACCAAGAAGAGCCGAGGTTGTTCCAGGGACAATACCAGTAATGTAAGCCGACGAACTCGAAAAAAGTCGCTTCAAACTCGAGTCAATATTCAGGGTAAATGCCATGTTGTTGATACCAAGGAATCCCTGAGCATTATGCACTGGGTCGCCCCAAGTGAATGGCGACAGGAATATAGGTTCTGTTACGATCGTCTGGACTGTAATCCGCCACGTATCCGTTACTGCAGTGGAGATGAGCGAGGCATCGGTCAATACACCAGCGATGTAATGGTCAACCGTCAGGGTCACTGGGTGCCCACCACGACCAGCAACCTTATTTTCGTAGCCACCATTGGAGAATCCGCCCATGGGGTTGTTTCCTGCACCAAGACCCTGTGCGAATACGCCATAATCTCCATCCGGAAGCGACGGTGTCATGCCGTTGTAAAATGCAAGATGATCGCGAGAGTTCAACTGCAGAATCTGTGGGAAAATATCCTGAAGATTCACGGATACACTTGTGTTATTGATTTGGCAATTAATAGTTGAAATGAGTGAGGCCATGGGAAATGGGGCAAGAGATGAATCCACGCCATATTTAAAAGCAGGCTGGCCTACAGGGACTTGGTTAGCAGGAACAAGCTGAGAGCCAGCATATACGCTAAAGGTAAGCGGTGCTTGGAGCAATACATCACGACCAGAAACGATGGACTCAGAAGGAATCTGAACCGCAAAGGTAATGCTAGAGTTAGAAGGACTATTACAAGGAAAGGACTGAAGCGTTTTGCTAGAAGCACCGGATACGACGCCAAAGGCCATTTCATCTGTCAAGTCTCCAATGGCCGAATCAATCACTTTGAAAGTCTTAAAGCTAGAGTCCATATAATCATACCTGAGATAATTATTTTAAACTTGATTTTTAAAGAAACCTCCGAACCTTCCCTAAATGGGGACTTAATGGGGTTGTATGGAGATGCGGAACCGTTCTGCTCTATTTCTTCTCAAATAAGATTTTCATCGTAACTGACCCACCGGACTGCAATCGGAATGGCTGAAGACTTCCATTCCTCAATTTATAAAAAATATTCAAATCTAGATTGACCAGTGGACTATTCCCAAACATCGTAATCCGTCTAAACTCGGCCGATGGTGTGTACACAAGATTGGGGCTATACGTTCCGCTATCGGAAACCAGATCTGTAACGATGTTGGCTGTGGCTGAGTTGTTTCCTGCATAATCTAAAATCTGATTGTTATTGTATACGAGTGGTGTACTGATTTGATTGGCTAATATCGGCAACGTATTGGTAGTGAATACAATGCCTAGAATTGGCGATATGGAAGCCGTTGTACTCGATTCTTGGTATACGTTGATTGCTTCGTATGAAACATTGCCGGGTACTGCTGGTTGAGGTGGGATTAAGGTCTGGATATTTGTGCCTCCGACATTGATTACTAAAATGCGATAATCACTTCCAAACGGCTGACCATACCCAAGGTACCTTGCTGGAAAACTGCTAAATAAAGCATACAATGGGTTATTCATGTAAATACTTACAGGACTGAATCCTACAGGATAAAATGCATCATTTAAATCATAGGTATCCACATTGGCTGACATGACGCATCGCTGATTCGTACTATCCCAGTTGAAAACAGGTGCATAAGTAAAATCAGGTTGATTCGGTAAGCCATTCGTTAATATCTCCATCTGAGCCGTTACGGCTTGAGATGCTACGTACACCAAATAACACAACCACTGATAAGAATAACAATTGTAATATCCTCGGTCGTTAATTTGCAAACCATTCGTGGTCTGGCTTGGAGGCGGTGGCACTTCTGCGGATAAATCTTGAGGTTGCCATTCGATGTATTCTTGGGCTTGATACGTGATGCCTGAGTTGACATCTGTCCAAGACATGCTGAGACTATATATGGTGAGGTTTTCATCTACGGAATTTGGTTGAATGCTGGGTATGAAAATGGGTATGGTCCCTGTATCGATCGTAAATCTCAAAATAGAAAGCAGGTAGTCCTCTGGCTTCTGTATGAATGGTGTGGTACGCGTATCATTAAAGTAAAATGGATTTGGGTCGACCAAACTGCTCTGAAAATTGCTTACAACAATATCGTAATAAATATTATCTGGAAAAGTTTTATTCAATCGTTCGTCTAACTGGCTCATATACTTAAATCAGATATTTTATTTAATCACTAAACTTTAATGTATAGAACCAGTTAATGCCGTCCATTCATCATACTGTCTTTCTAGGTCATGTTTTATTTGTAATAATTGTATATATTCATTTTCTGGTGGTCTATCATTTGGATCCATTGCATCATACGTTTCTGGAAGTGTTCTAAATAAAAGTATTGTTTCTGGATCAAACTCTTCGTCTCTAATGCGTATAATTCTTCTTACTAATGGCCGTTGAAACTCTGTTAAATATTCAAAAAAATTATTTAAATTAGGATGAAGAGCCGTAGGCAATACGCCACCAACTTTGCCACCTTTATAGCGTAATGGAACTTTCATTTTTTTAGCAAATCTTATATAGGCTTGTCCCAATAATTCAGGATTTCGAAGAACAGCA